CTCAACAACAAATAAACACACAAAAAGAAGAAAAGACATAACAACTCATAGTCGCAGAGACGGCCCGACAGGCCGGCGACTCAAAAATAAAATAATCACTGAGTGATCTGCGCAACAAACTGCGCTGCGCGTTGCACGCGCGGGAGAGACCCAAGGACAGCTTTGGCTCCGAAATTAGCAACACGGCGGAGATTCTCGACGATCATAGCAAGGTGGTTCGGATTCTCCGAATACTGCTTCATCGTCCTGATGACATCTTGAGCCTCAAGCATGAGCATCGAACTGCCCAGCGCGACAGACTGCTCGCGGGTCGTGTCAGTCGTCTGCACCTCAATGGCGTAAGACACCACGAAAATACCAGCCTGCGGAGTATTCAAGATAGTCGTACCGCTGGCAATGGGGATACGTATGAACATAATCTGATAGGACAATGAGGCCATAGGAACGTGAGTGTCGTACAAGATGCCCTCATCGCAGGTCAGCTCGTCTATCCAATCCGTCCAGGTCGGCCCACCAGGTAGCGCCCACATGTAGGCGCCATTCAGAGCGGGGAGTTCAGCACTCTGCTCAAGCGTGGCCAACTGATCATACCCGAAAGCGCCGGGAGACGGCGCGGTAGCACCACCATTGACGCCGATGTAATTAAGCCAATGGTCATTGGTGCGCAGCTGAGCCATCATGATATCACCGAGACGACCCGCTGGGGCGGCTTCGTTGACAAATAAAACGGATCTCCCAATGACACGATCGTCAGTAATCGAAGCAACGACAGCCGCAACGGAAGGCGCCGCATTAACACAAAAGCGTGCGCCGGCCGCCGTAGCAATCAAGGTAGAAGTGAACACCAACCTAGTGCAAAGCACACTGGTGGCGTCACCGGAGGCTTGAATCGAGAAGGTATACCAACCCAACTCCGGAGCAGTCCAAGCGAACGCAATAGAGCTGGCGCCTCCCGTGCCGACTGCAAAATTCGCGGCAACGTTGGGCGCGTTCGGGAGCCACTTAGTCGCCGCGAGCGAATACGCCGCGCCCGGCGCGTTGGCCCCGCCAGCGTTCGCGACGGCGTTCGCTGTAAACACATCGCCGCGATGCAAAAAGATGTAACGCGCCGGGTCGTCGTGGGCGAGACGCCCGCACGACAACAACGAACCAAAGGGCAGCTGACTGCCGGAGGCTGGAAGCCCATACGCGATCGGCAAGGCGCTAACGGCGTTCTGCACGCCACTGGTTCCAGACGAAGCAACCGAGAGGTTCAAGCTAGCACCACTATTAGTGGGAGGCGTATTCGGCGCAGCACCGCCGGCGGAACCACCATTCTGAAGAAACAGCGAATAGGAGCCGGTCGGTACCGCAAAATTATAAACAATATTGGAGTGCAGCATGGAGGGCGCCGTAACTATCATCGCATCAGAAATCGGGAGGTAGTTGTTCGCAGTGCCACTGACGCCTTGCGAAAACGGCACTGAGATGCGAGCAAAAGGGTTCATCGTGGCCGTAGCGCCCCCAGTCCAATCACCGACAAGACGAATCCCAGGAGCATCCTTGGGATCGGTCATATTCATGACCAGATCGGGAACGTAACTAGAACCGGCACGGACTCGACGCGCGGCCATGCGCGGGGCGGCTGTGAAACCAGCGATCTGGTTCAACTTCCCACCGGCGCCAACGAATCTGCGCTGACGAATCGCGACAGGCTGGCGAAACTCGCGGCGTTGCGGCTGCTCACGCACATTGCGTCGCGCAGCGCGCGGCGCACGGAGCGGACGAGGTTTCAAAGCAACTTTCTTGACTGCCTTCGTAAGCGCGCGAACGTCTTTAGCGATCTTCTTCTTACCGGCGTTCCCAAAACGCGGATACATCGCAACGTAAGCGCCGCCAACGGCGGATCTAAAAACTTTGCCTTCCTCCGGGGCAACGCGCGCAAGCGTCTCATTGGTGGCAGGCCCGTCGATGGTGATCCGCCAACCTATGGAGGTGTGACCGGTGGCGTCAACACCACAGCTATCACAACGATCGGCGCCAAAGCCGTCAAAATCGTCGTCCACGCACACCAAGCTATCGCAAGCGCAACAAACCCAGTCGTCATGCCAATTCTCCTTAAGAATGTCGACGGGGAATGGCGTGTGAACGGCACACGCACAGCTCACGCGGGACCTGGCCTCCGCCACGAGCTGCTGCAAGACATCCGCAGCAGCGCTCCACAGAGCAGCACGCCGACCCTGCGCGAAAGTCGTTGAAAAAACCTGATTGCCGACTTCAACAGCAAAGAGCGCGCCATCAATGTTGAGACGGCCATTGAGAAGCTTGATGGCCTCAACGAGGCGACGATAATGCTCGAGGCTAGGCGACGCCACAGAAGGTGCCGTCGCGACCTGGCCGGGGCGCCACTCAGGATCAAGGACATCGATAATACTATGCCAGCGCGCTGGCGTTGGGACGGACGCAGCGATGACCAGATCGGCAGGAATGACGGGTCCGTCACGCGCCACCCCCGCAGCGATCGAGGCGGCGGCGAGTACATGACCCTCGCGGAACGCGTTCGTCTCCTCGTCGTCAAGAGGCTGACGCTGGAAGCCGACCATCGGGGCGCTAGGGAGTTCGAGCTTGAAACGAACCAAACCGGAAAACACGGATCGCTGGAATTGCACAGCAGCAGACGGAAAGACAATATTACCCCCCAGGGTGTCCGTAAACGTACGCACGACGGGTCGAAGCACGAGTTTAGCCTGCGCAAAAGACATCTGCGCGTAAGCGTCTAATGTCATGATGAGCGCGTGGCAAAAGGAGAAATCCCAGCCGTAGTAAGCGGCGTTCAGCTCCGCCAACACATACGGCTCACGCCTGTATGGTGTCATCACCAACGCAAGCGACTCTGCGTACTCCTCCCAGGCAGGTTCGTACGACAGGACAAGCGCGTAATTTTTACTCAGTACCTTCATTACCAACTTAAACAACCCATACGCGCAATGCCCGGCTGCATAAAGCCAATTGCCAAATTCCATCAGGCCATCCGTCCTGACTTCCATCTTCAGAGGTTCAACCTGCGAAGAATTCCACCATACCAAATCAAACAACTTGGCGGGATGGACGTCGCACTGAACGGCGTTATCATCACCCCCGAAAACGAACTTACGACAGCGTAGGTGCCAATGGCGACCGGCGGGACCTCGGAACCCGGCAATCGCCATATCAATCATCTGCTTGAGGGTATTGATGTCCCACGTACACGGAAACCCAGAGGGCCGCCCAAGCAGCAGAAAAGTCATAAGCGGCGAATCGACCTTAATGACGCCAAGATTGTCAATGTACTGCGAGAAAAACTCCATGTGCGGCATGACCATCGAATACACGGCTATGCACAGCGAATCCGTGAGACGCGACTGCGAAGTGTCGTGACCGACGTAATCGTTCATCATAACGAAAATCCCGGGCGGGACGTCCCCCCACTCCTCGGCGATATTCGCTTCCGTCCGCCCGCTGGCCCAAACAACCTTATCGGAGAATACGGACTCAAGAAGTAGCTTCCCGATACGAAACATGAAACCCCAAATAAACTGAATCCATTTGGCCGAAGTGATAACCGGCTGCCCGAGCTTACCCAACGCCTCAAGGGTCTCAATCTTCGTCGGCTTGATCTGAGTCTTCAAAAAGATTCCAGCGGCCAAATTGAACGAACGGACAGTGAGGTCAACGTCCTTCGGCAGAAATGGCTTCATCACCTCGCGCATTTCAGCTATCGCCTGAGCATCGAAAAACCTACGGAGGTCAGCGTCCAGAACGGCGTCCAAACGACTCTGAACACAAAACGAGTCCTTGAAAATACCGGAAACTTGTGACGCATCGTACCTCATCAACCGCTTGTATAGCACGTGCGCGGCACGGCTCTGCCCATGACGATGAATCATCGTGGCCAGTATCTGAATCGCGGACCTAGAGCCGTGCCTAAAACCGTACTCGAAATCACTGATAGTCTCCACGTGAATAGTACGCGAAGCCACCGGTGCCCGCACCTTAACGTCGCCGACGTACCCGGGCTCAACAGCATACGCAGCATGCTGCGTGCCATTCGGCATAGAGCCCAAAAATTCCACATCGGCGACGTCAAAACGAGTAGCACGCAAAGGCGGCGCAACGGGGTTAGCCCCGACCTTGGGATGCACTTGGTCATCAGGAACCAGCGCACCGGGAACGGGCAGCGCGTGGAGAAAATCATGAGCGTCGGCGTAACGACCCGCGGGTGTGTCCTTGAATCTTGTAGCGTCGTAGGCACCGGCCAGCAACATCGGAACGCGCGGAACAGGCATATACGCGCCGGGAGTCGACACGACCAATGGAACACGCAACGGATCCTCGATCACAAACACGAGCTTGCGTCGCGCGCGCGTCATCGCAACCAGCGCAGCCGCACGCCAATCCCCGCGCTGCCCACCAGAGACCATACGGAAGAAGGTGGGATTCGATGCCATGTCGATGACTACGGCGGCCTGATCCACACTACGCCCTTGGGCAGCGGCAATGGTGACGGAGCCGTCAGGCACACCAGCCTTCCAAACAATATCGACGTCACGACGCATAACCAAATACTGCGTAGGGTTCTCGAGTCTATCAACGTAAGCAAATTCAAACTCGTCGGCAATGCTGGTGTAGAAATCGTACCCACCCCCGGCAACACTGCGAAGATACATGGCGAGGCGCGGGCCGTTGCGTTGCGTGACCTTAGACGTATGCACGGCCTTAGGAGCTGTGTTCAGGAGGTCAAGCGAAGGATGCGGGTTGGTGACGCCAGGCACACCGAACAAAGCGTTGGATATGAGCAGGTCAGCAACCTCCCCAGGCATGCTGGCAAACTTGTTCGTGTCGAAATCCAGTTGGTCGGGATCACCAAGAAAAACAAAAACGGCGTCCGGATATAGCATCGTAATAACCATAAAATAGAACAAATTCCAACGAAATGCCTCGTCCAAGACAAAAAGCCTGACCTTCCGCGACGGCAACTTCAACCCCCACTTCGGCGAATCAGCCATAGCGACAACCCAGGTCTTCGCGAAAAATCCGGACGCCTCGGCGGCGCGATCTTCGCCACCGTTGTACCGCTTGTTGTAACGGTCAACGAACTCAACGCGCGTGTCCGCGGCAGGAGCGAGGTAAACGGCTGAACCTTTACCATACCGCACAATCGCCTCATGGACGAGCTGCAGGGCTATCTCCGTTTTCCCACAACCGGCGACGCCACGGCTGACGAAGAGCTGCACCTCGGCCTCCTGCTGATTCGGGACCACCTTCTCGGACATCGCGAGCAATCGAGCCGCGACCTTGTCGTGCGCTTCAACCATCCCATCCGGACGACCATCCGCCGGGCCAAGTTTGACACAGGTGGCGAGAGCAACGAGAACCTGTTTCGGGGCATGACGCACCAATTGCCACGGTTTGATCCGCACAGCATCCTTGAAAACGTCCGACGGGACAGGAAGCTGCGGCCACCGTATACATGGATGCACGGCACCTACGAGGGGCGCCGGGGCGGCAACGTAGACAAGAGCGTCAACGTGACCGACAAGACCATTCGCAAACACCAGAGCCAACCCAAACGCGCTGGGGGAAGCATGCGCGTCCACAAAATCGCGCACGTGGCCATCGTCGTCGACGATGGCGAAAGCAACGCCGTAACGACGAAAGAGCGCCAGCGCGACCTCCGTGGGCGGTGGATGGGGATGACCAACCGCGTCTTTACACTGCGCCGGCACAAAATCTGACCAAGCATCGCACGCACCGTGCAAGAGCAACGCGAGAGTGCGATAAACGCACATTGCATCCTCGCCCTTAATAGGGCACGGCTTGGAGTTACCACGAGTGAGCCCGTGTTGGAGTGTTGTGTACAGCATCGCGTCAGAATAACCCGAGGACAACAGCCCATAGTCTGGGCGTACCGCCTGTACGACGCGCGCTTCAACGACCGGCGCAACGACGACACGCGGCTCACGGCCGAGCTCGGGAGGGCAGTGAGAACCGCTGAATCGTGAGCCAGCCTCGTAGATCGCGAGGTATCGCCAGAGGCAACTCGCGTGCGTGCCGCTGCGATAAGCGACGCGATTCTGCTTATGCTGGGCTTGCGTGAGCTTGGGTGGAAATCTGTCCGCACGCAGGAACCACCACGCAATCCTGGCGGCGACGCAACGCTCCCACTCAGTGCCAGCAGCCTTCTCATACTGCTGCCGCTCGTAAACGTCCATAAAATTACCACCACGGCCGGTGAACGGGCCGCCACCGAGTGGCTCCCACTCGATAAGCTGCGGCGGTATAGGCAACTCCTTGCACGGACCGGGAGCAACAACCTCCATCGCAACGGGGGGCTCCACAAGCGCGACTGGCGCCGCAAACGAAGCGGACTCTCCAGGGGCCGGAGCGAGACCCACAAGCGCACCACACTCGGAGGCTGCGTCAGCGACAGACGCGGCGACCGGCGTCGGCGGCGCGGAAGGGACTGCAATGGCAACGGCAGCAACTGCAACGGTCAGTGCAGCGACCTCGACACAGGCGCACGCAGCGTCGTAGACCAGGCGCCCACACTCACAATACTCGGGAACATCCCCCGAAATGGAGGAATAAGCGCCCTTGGTGCGAACACTACGAACACTCGGCAGCAAACGCGGTGCAGGCGCACGCTGAGAAACAACAACGACCTTCTTCTTGAACAACCACCCGAGCGAACGCTTTTGCACCACGACCCCCACGTCGTGCTCGCGCCGCTTGCCAGCGAGCAACCGAGCAGCGTCGAAAGTCAACGGTGCTATCTGAAACACCTCAGCCGGACTCAACGGACCACCGACACGGAACGGAACACCGAGAGGCACGGACACAGCGGCGCGCACGAACTGATCAAACGCGGTGGCAAGAGCCACCTGTGGGGCGTACGCAGACCAAAAGTCAAGCAGGCGGGCCTCCGCTCGAAAACCGTTGACAAAGGCGCACAAAGAACTCGCACGTTCAATGCGCCAATACCGCTCCAAGCTCTGCGGGTTGGAGCAGTAGGCTGCTTGCAATATCGACACCTTGAACTCGGGTCTCTGATACCTCGCGAGTGCGAGGTCAAGGTGCGAGGTGCTAACCTTAGTGACGCACGGAACGCCAGTATCGGCGACGAAGGACATCAGCACATCCAGCCAGGCGATGGGATTGTAACATATGACGCCAGCAATACAAGAGCAGTTGCAATAACCCGGAAACTGCCTCCCGTTGCAGCATGCTACGTCGCAAAAGATAACGTCCGGACGACTGACCGAAGCTTCGAGCAAGAAGTGTCGCGCGTCATCGAACTCAACCCACTGAGCGCGCGGGGCACCGGCGTTGGCAGGCGAATGCGGCACGACCGGAAGCGGGACCAGCGGAACATACCAATGGCCGGGATCTCGCCACGAAGCGCCAAGCCGCGCGGGGAAAGCGTTGGCGCCAACGACGGCAGCGACGACATGACAGTCCCGCTCCGCGAGTACCTTCAACATGCCCCCTGGCGCACTGCCAATATGAAAAACCATTTTATCGCCTGGCAGCAGAACCTCAATGTCCCGCAACTTCGCGGCGCCGTGATCGGGAACGTAGTCATAACCGGTACGTGAACCACGAAAGGCTTGAAGCAAATTGGCAACCTCAACATCCGGCACCGGAACGGGAGACACCCACGGTGCATAGCCACAAACAAGAGGGGCGTCCTTAAGAGCCGCCTTACGCACCAACGTGGTCAATGCACTATCCTCTATGCCGACCTTGTACTCTTGCAACAGATCATACATCTCCGCAGAGTCGACCCATGAGAGCACCTTATCCACAAACTCCGCCCATGGGGCCGAAAAGTGGCGCCAGAACCACGCGAGCCTAGTGTCAGCGCGGATCAACGCTCCGACCATCGAAAAGGTCTCGCGGGCACGCCGACGCATGAGAGAAACGTCGAGAACAGCGAAAAGCAGGATGTCCAGGACGCGCTCATCCATGAGCTCCCAAGGCGTAGAGATCATCTTAGTCAACGTGGAAACAGCGCCCATGTTGCCGCGCAGAAACCCGTACAACTTCGCAAGATCAATCTCGGACTTCATGTCGAGCACCTGCATGAGATAATTAATCAACTGCTCATACTTCATCTTGTCAACGTAATGGCCCTGCCACTTGTTATACCGCAAAAGCTGAACGACGTCGGGGAACCGAACGACGTTCTCAAGTGAGCGCAGCGACACGGGCGAGACAACGGAGCCTTCGCGTGGATACATAGAGAAGGCGCCAACACCGGCGCGCGCAAACACGGCTTCAAAATTGAAAGCTCCGACGTGCCTAGACCACCAGCCTTTGACAATCTTAACGTCATGCACATACGGGCTTGAGTTGCCACCGGGCTCCATCACGACGCAGCCGCCCTCGCGCTTCCACGTCTGGTGGAAAAACTGATTGCGGATGGGGGCATCTCGGGCGCCGCAAATCAACTCAGGACAATAGTGCATGGTGAAATAGCACCGCGGGGAGCCAAGTCGAAGTAAGAGCGCCTCCCACTCCCCACGAGCCACGTTGGTAACGACGTCGAAGGCAAAAACAACTGTCGGAGCACAGGCCGGGACTTGGTCGAGATTCGAGATGGCGGAAAAACGCTGCCGTCGCACGAATTCGCCGCGGAGGGCGGCAGTAGCCACTTCAATGAACTCCAATGCAGGCCGACGCATAATAGGGTCAGCCTCGGCGTGCGCGAGCGAAAGGCCCTTACGAAGTCGCTCGGCGTCCTTGTCATGGCCAACGCCGAGACAACAATGCACAGTAGCCATAGGAAAGCGCTCCGCAATGGCCCGATACTCTGTGTATGTAGAGCCTACGGCAAGTACGGTGTCCTGATCATTCACTTGACGAAACACGAGCTCACGCAAGAAATCTGCAGCGGCCCGCAGCGCAGGGTGCGAAGACGCAGCGGCGCCGTGATGGGCGAATTTGACGGTCTGGGCGCCAACCCAACGCCCAAACTCTGCCTGCTCAAGCTGCGTCAACGGTTGCGTAACAGTGTACAATTGACGGTAAACATTCTCCGCTTCGAGCTGCACGTGCGGTGCAACGGTGGTGCCGTTACCATGAGGCCCTGAAGCCCCCTCGGAAACCACTCCGAAAACGATGCGCCCGACGTCCGGTGTTGATGACATACTAAATAGTCAGCATGCAGCTCGACGATAAACAAGCTGCAGTCTCCGAGCGTGGCCTCGAAGACATAATCCGGTCCCGGAACAGAGAGATCGACAAAACGAAACTCCCCGTCCCAATAACGGATAGTCAACATACGATTCGACAAATCGTCGAATCGAAACGTGACAACACCCGGCTCACGCGCGGCAGCGGTCACAAGGACCGGCAACCGAC